AAAAGCAATGCCCCCAGTTAGATGAACTACTCGAAGGCGACGTGAGAGTCACCATGACGATTTATTATCGAACTCGTAGGCCAGATTTGGATGAGTCAGTGATACTCGATTGTTTGGAGGGGTACGCCTACAAGAACGATAGGCAGGTGAAAGAGAAGCATATCTATCACGGACTCGACAAAGAGAATCCCAGGGCAGAGATCACCGTTGAACCTATCGAATAAAAAAGACTTGGTGATCAAGATGCTAGAACAGACGATCAAGGATCTTAATGATCCAGTGCAGTCTGTTAGAGAGGACGCACTACGTTACATGATGAAGTTCGATGCGTATGAAGTTTGCAGGGATAACGGTATCGATGATGGCGTTGCTGCAAAGTTTTTTGAGATCACTTACAAGGTGGCAAGCCAGGACGAGGGTGTCAGGCGTCAGAAGGCAGTGAGAGATGGGGTGAAGGAACTAAGGAGAACGGTCATCGAAGGCTATCGAATCTGAAAGCTACAGATCAACTTAAAGAGTTGATGAGATAGCTGTCGTTCGATTGCTTTCGATAAATATCACAAATCACAACGATTCGCAAGGAGGCAAGATGAATCAGTTGAATGAGAGCGACTTTGAGTATTTTCTCACAAGTCACGGAGAAGGGAGGCATGTCTGTCCATTATGCTCTGGTGACAGAAAGAAAAAAAACCAACGCACACTCGATGTCGATCAGGTTAGCGATGGCCTGGTGTACAAATGCTGGCACTGTGAGGCATCGGGCAAGGTGAAAGACAATCCATTCGATGATTTTGACATTGATCCACCAGCCAAGGTGCAGGCGATCAGTGTCCCAAAACAAAACGATTCGCTAGTCGCTGACAACTTCCTACGCCTTCGAGGCATAGATCCAGATCGCATACGCCATCTCAATGTAGTTGGTGGCACTCACTACTTCCACAACGCTGGTGACGTGTCAGCCATCGGCTTCGCATACCAGGACAAGTCTGCGATCAAGTGGCGCTCGACTGAGGGCAAGAACTTCATACAGGATGGGTCTGCCCAGCATCTGTGGAACATAGAGTCGGCCTCTGAGCAACATACCACAGTGATCATTACTGAAGGTGAGCTTGATTGCTGCGCGATCTCTGATGCTCTGGGCAATCGTCCTGATCACCTGGTGGTATCTGTACCCAGTGGTGCTCCACAAAAGGTTAGCAACCGCAAGGTCGATCCAGCAGAGGACAGAAAGTTCGGATACCTATGGAAAGCAAAATCTGTCCTAGATAATGCAGACAAGATCATTCTGGCAATGGACTCTGATGAGCCTGGAGAGGCGCTAGGCGAGGAGATAATGAGGCGTGTAGGGAGGGCCAAGTGCTATCACTTAGAGCTTCCAGAGGGCTGTAAGGACGCCAACGACGCGCTAATCAATCATGGTGCTGATTATCTGGCTGAGTTGGTCGATTGTGCAGTGCCAACGCCACTCGTCGGTGTCTACAGCGCCGATGATTACAGTGATGATGTGGCGTTCCTGTACGAGCGTGGGTTGATGCAGGGCAAGAGCACTGGGTTCACGGGACTCGATGACCTATACACAGTGTTGCAAGGTCAGCTTACAGTGGTGACGGGTTTGCCTGGGTCAGGCAAGTCAGAGTTCATCGATGCGGTGCTGGTAAATCTAGCAGAGCAACACGATTGGAAGTTTGCCATTGCCAGCTTCGAGAACCCTCCACCCCTACACATTATCAAGTTGAGTGAGAAGAGAGCACGCAAGCCATTCTTCATGGGTGATACAGAGCGTATGTCACAGGCTGAGATGAGTGAGGCTAAGTCCTGGGTGAACGATCACTTCGCATTTCTCGACAGCAAAGATGGTGAACCAGCTACCATCGACTCGATCATAGATCGCACGAAGCAGGCAGTGATGCGGCTGGGTTGCCGTGGCCTAGTAATCGATCCGTACAATTACATCGCACAAGCCAACGCAGAACAAGAGAGCTACGCGATCAGTGAGATGCTGACACGCATGGTGCAGTTTGCTCGATCCTGCGATCTGCATATCTGGTTCATCGCTCACCCTGCAAAGATGAGGGCGAACGACAACGGACAGATGCCGATACCGAATGGCAATCACATCAGTGGCAGTGCTGCATGGTTTGCAAAATCAGACTGTGGACTAACGGTGCATCGCACTGGTGAGCACATCGAAGTGCATTCGTGGAAGTGTCGGTTCAAGTGGATCGGATCGGTAGGCCATGCAAAGCTGAGCTATGACCCTGTGAACGGCAGGTACAAAGATTTTGTCGATTGGGATGAGGCAGAGGCTAACCCGGTCAGACCAGTGAGGAATTTTAATGAAACAGAAGACGAGTGGGACATCTGATGAAATCACAATGGATGTGGGTAATCCGAAACTGCATGAGAGACACGACATTGTTTTGGAAAAAGAAGATGGCGAGGTGGTGTCGAGGGCGAGAGTCACCGATCAGTTAGCCATAGATCGGTTGCTGCTGAAGGACAAGATCACTTTGATCGAGCACAAGGCAGCAGAGTACATGCTGCAAGTGTTCGTGGACGCCGGAGCGTTTGTGAAAAGTGTGAACCTGAACAGCACACCATCGACTAGATTCCAGAAAAGTAATTACAACTACGGGTTGCTAAGGTTGCGGGACACTGCAAAATGCATCGAGGAAGCAGTAGGTGACGATCATGCTTACATGGTGATCAACGGCATTGCTCAAGACAAGGAGTTTGTCGATGAAGAGATTCCGATCTTCCGTCTAGCGATGCAGCAATTGGATCGAGATTACATTTCCAAGGGAAGAGAATAGTCTTTGCAAATCCTATAGCGTTTGAGAGAATCCATTTGACGGGTCTCTCCTTAACCGTCATCCCTAGCCCCCGGTCACCGCCTCCATCTGTGACCGGGGGTTTCTTTTTGATAGATGTGCCAGTCGATGAGATTGGGTTGTGAACCATGGGGCAGCCGCTTCATCTCACCTATTTCACACTGGAGGCTGGGTCGTGTTAAGCCCAGCACGGCCTGACGCTGACACTCGCCTTGCCGATCCTAGCCCCTTAGTCCTCTGATTTTCTTGACTGACATACCACCGATCTCGTAGCCGTCAGTGATCTCTGGTAGAGATTGGATGTCCGAGATCATCATGTCTCGATAGCTGGCAGTCTGCCACTCCTCACCCAAGTCTGGGTCTCGATACATGATCACGATCTCATAGTCGCCCTTGGGGTGATCGCCAAGTATCTCGTTTGCCAGCACCATGATTTGCTCCACATCATCAAACAGAGACATTATGCTGCTCCTCGACCAGCGCATTCACCTTATCGAGCAGTCGAGTCCAAGCTTGTTTTAGCTCGGCCTCCTCCTCCTTTGAGTAGGCGTGACTCCAAAAACAAGTGCCGATCAAGCCATTAATCCTGGGATCGTCCTTGCTCATGCGAAGCAGAGTCGCCAGGGTAGTCAGTTCATCTGCCTCAAGCTTGAGGTATTTAATACTAAGTTCACTCATCGTCTTTCACCACCGCATAGTCTTTTGTTACACGTCCTAGTTTCTCGTTTCCACGCCCGTATGGCTTGATATAGATCGTTTTGTATATCTGACCAAACTCATCCCGATAATGGCGCTTGTGGCCAACGACTTCGTGCCAGCGTACACCATAGCTCTCAGTGCGCTTGGGTTGTTTGGGTACGATTACTCGCCCCCTGGTCTTCGGCAATTTCAAAAGCACCGTATAATGCGAATCAAACGGCGTTATGTTCCCGCGCATCGGCTTGCTACCCTGTACACCTGCGTTGCGCGGCTCTTCAACAAACCAGTCGAAGTTCATGAGGCTCAGTATCGCCATCAGCCAAGCCATCTTGTTCGCTTCCTCCCGCCGGTCAAACGGCACTCGTCTGTTGTTCTCGGGGGTGTCATCGATGTAATTGTTCAGCCCAATACGCCATCGATTTCCCATGATGGTTTGCATATCTGGAGAGAACTCACCTCTATTATCACCAAGGAACCACATCGCATTCAGCGCGTCATTAGCCTTCACTTGCTCGGGGAGTAAAGTGCTGCCGTCTCTTTGGAATATCTGCTCACTGGCCCAGATATCCGTCGATCCTGACAGCTTCGATATGCCTACCCGTTTTTGTAATTTGCCGCTCGCCACTCGCACATTTTCATCAAATGCAGCGCCGGTTATCTCGGCCTTATCCATAAGCTCGTTGGCCTTAGCGAATCGGGCGGGATGCTTGATATCGATCTCGTAGTAATTCTCGAAGTGAAAGCACTCGCCTGCCTTCACCGGATAGCTACGTCCAGCATGACCGTTGTCAAGCCTGTAGACATTAGGCATCGTCATGATGTGCCAACCCGTCAAGCCTCGATGTTGCAACGGGTCATGAGACTCCCACTCAATCCACATATTGTTGTGACGTGGTCGTGCGTTCAGGCAAGCGTTGTACAGTGCTCGCTGGTTACCCTTTTCGACGGAGGGCCGAAGAAAATCAATAATCTCGTCAGATATCGTGTAGCTTACAGCTTTGCGTAACCCGTGAATCGGGTCGTTAAGCCTTTGCTTAGACTTCTTTTTCCAAAAAATTTTGTGCTCTTTGGTATGTTCGTATTCCTCCATTCCAATCAGCTTGGCAAAGGGTTGCTGCTTGGCTGCGATGGCCTCGTTCTGTAAATCGCCTAACTGCATGTTGAACAGTTTTTCCGAATCGACACTCGATCCCTTGATCATCTTTTCTGCCATATCCGCCAGCTCGTCGGCGTCACCTATCTTGAAATCCATGGTTCTCCTTAAAGTTCGTTTATGAATACTTCCTGGTGCATCTCGCAGCGCAGGCAGTAAAAGCCTGGGCCATGATCGTATTCCAGGTCATTGCCATGACAGACCCCACATCGGAGGTTGTCGTTTTCGTTTTCCTCGATAGCAAGGCAGACTTCACAGAACGTGAAGCAGTACTTGCCATTCTCGTCTTCATCCTCAACCTCATTCATCTCGATGTCGGGATGCTTTGGACACATGATCGCGTCCGGCTGGTTCCACGGTGCGCGTGGATCGCTTCGTTCTGCGTCACCTCTATCCAACACAGTTAGCTCTCCTTTTTGGGCGCAGGACGTTCCTCGCCATACTTCCCCAACTCTTCGGCGATTACGCTGGCAACGCCTTTCACTATCGCGCCAGCGAAGGACACAGAGCTTTTTGGCGCTGGACTCACAAGCCCAGGCCCGCTGGTGTAACTGTGCATCTCCACCATTTTCCTCAAAATGTTTTGCGCTAACTCCTCAAGCACTTGCGCGCGAAGATCAGCGTCAGATAAATACTCGCGTACCTCTTTTTCGAGATCCACGAAATGGTTTCTCCCTTTCAATGTGTTAGTCCTCCTTAATATATTTCGTATTGACCGTATACCAGCAGGCTATCGCTGTTGAGATCATTGCCCTCTAGCTTACCTTCTCGCTCCATCCTAGCGATTCGCTCTCGCCATCCGCGATATTGATGGACACCTTTAGCCAACAGTCCGATATCCCTTTGGATGACGTGGATCAGACTTGTCTGAACCTCTTTTGCCCACCAATCTTTCGATCCAAGCTGATCGACATCCGTTCTAACAAAATACATCACGAGTTCTTTCTCACAGACTTCGAGCTTGCGATGAACCTCTGCCACCGCCTTCTCGTATTCCTGAATCCATTCTTCATCAGTCATTGCTGATCACTCCCTTCTTGGGCGCAAGACGTACCTGCCCGTGGGGATGCCGACGCCTGAGTTCGATCCGGCAGATGTTCAGAGTGTCGAGCCATTGCTTGCTTTGTTCTTCGGACGCATCGGGGTAGCCCACCATCAATGCCGCCATGTTGTGCAGCATCTCCTGGATCTCGCTGATCTTTTCCATTGCGATCACCTTTTCACGCATATCGTGAATGAATTGCTGACTCACACGATCCTCCTTTTATCGGCTCTCTCGGTGCGCTCTGCCTCGAAGCGAAGCTTGCAGGCATCGATCTGTTTTCGTTTCTTCTCAACCTGGATGTTCTGCATTTGCAGATCAGTGTAGTACTGAGACCACTCAGCAGACCCACGGATCTGAGCCTCGGCGCGAACTGCGCTGAGACCCGAATCCATAAGTGCTGTCTTGCGTGCAGACTCCCAGCTTTTGAAGGAAGTGTCATAGTTCACTTGAGCCATGGCAGCCTCCTCCCACTGCACGATCAGTGCATCGAGTGAGTCGAGGATCTCTTCAAAATCACTCATTGGACTCAGTCGGCACGACAGCTTGCATATCGACATCAAATTTATAGTCTCTCGGAGACTGATCTTTGATTTTGTTTGCCAGCTTTCTCAGACGGCCCTTCTGTTGATTCAGCGCATAATAAACAGCGTCACCAACTTGATCGTACGGATCTTCAATGCGTTCCAGCCTATTAAGGCCCTCGTCAATGGAGCCAGATTCATGGTGCAACAAAGTCAAAATCATTCCGATGTCTGCATGATCAAGGTAGATCTTCTGTGGGTATAACTTGTCCTCCAAGTCACCGATCGCTTGTTGCTGTATATCTAGCAGGTTCTCTTGGTGTGCAACCTGATCACGCAGTTCTTGTTTCGTTTCGGGTTTCATGGCGTCTCCTAAATATCCTGAATGTTGTTGATCTCTACATCGACTGATACCTCGTTGTCGGGCCAGCCGCCAATCTTGGAGTACAAATCGGTAATGCTTCGGGCGGTATCAAGCAACAGAGCGATGTGCTCGTCGGTCTCCACTCTTTTACGGGCATAGAATTGCTCTCGCGTTTCCACCAGAACAGTCTCAGATGGATAAGTGCGGTCACCGATCTCGACACTAGGTCTCTCCCAGACCTGACCCTTATCGTCTTCGCTGACCAGCACCCAAGAATTAGACTCAACATACTGCCATTCTCCATCCTGCCATACACGAATGCTCGGCACTTTGCTGTGCCATCGAGATGCAAGATTTAGATTAGGAATTGGTATTGTGCTGACTCGCTGCTTCTTGCCCATGTGGTAGTCAGACTCAGCGCCATGCGTGTTGATGGTGATGTACGCATCAGAGGATTTCATCCACCAAACATTGTCTGGGTGAACGATCTTGTACTTGTCTACCAAGTCTGGATCATGGTTCTCGATGGCTAACAGAGCCTCCAGTTCCTCAACACGCTCACGCTTCTCAACGAATCTTTTGCGTGTCGATTCTCTTTGAGTCTCTGCGTCTCTCAGGCGACGCTCAGTGTCGATCAACTTCTCGTTAGCTTCTTTCAGTTGATCGCGCAGTTCTTGCTTCGTTATGGGTTTCATAGGTTCTCCTGTTTGTTGTGTGTTGTACGTTATTTTATACGAGTCGTTGTGTGGTTGCAACTTCACAGATCAGTGTTCAGATCCTCAACTGACGCAATCATCATTAGCACTTCGTGGAACTTGCGGTCTCCACACAGATGCTTGAAGTCACTGCGGCCCCAGGGATCGAGATCGCAGTAGGCTTTGTGAACATCGATGAGAGCGCGGCGTAAGTCCGGCACTCTTGAGTCTGCTATGCCTGCCTTGAGTAACATCTCACTCAGGTTTGCGTGGGTCTTGGTTTTGATTGGGGTCACGTTGCTCATGCTGTTTGCTCCTTGATGTGATTAATTTATGTAGTCTTCGATACGAATCTCGCTGACGTATTCGCCCTCGCTCAATTCGTGCATAGAGATGTCGTAATAGCCCTCGTCTCTCAACTCTTTGATGCGATCTAGGCACCAGTCAAAATCAGCACAGAAATCAAGTTGTGAGGTGTGGTCTTGTGGAGTCACTCTTTCTTCGCGGGGTAATCGGTAGTATCCGATTTGGTAGGTGTCCTCGTACCATTCAACGGTGTCAGTCCAGCCGTCTTTGTGATGCCATGAAGCGATTTCGATATCGCGCAATCCACGGTCACCTCGGCCAGAACCATGGTTGCGAAGGTAC